CAGGTAATATATCCATCACAAGATAGTTTGAAAGGGACTTTTCAATAAAGCCACCAACAAAGGAAAAGTGTTTGGTAAGCCGGAGAACCGACCTACTAACACCTTTCGCCATGTTGTTAACTTTATCAGAAAGCTTATAAAAGGGTACAAGCCCATTCAGGCGACAAGTTTCTGCACCGATAGAACGCGAAACCGCGTCTATCGAAGGAAACTGTGTCTCATGAACGAGTTTGTGAGACTCCAAGTAGAGCATTCGTGAAAATGCGATCTGCATGGAATCACCCAAATACACCCCTTTCTTCCTATCCAAGTTGACCAATCCGAATTCATTAATCCAATCATCCACCACTTTCCAAAGATCAACCTCATTCTTCACCTTCCCACATGAAATACCCGCCCAAGACGAAGTAAATCTCACATGGGAACGGACCCCATTGATGCCTCTAACCATAGATAGCATCACACGGTACGCCCTAGTGAAGCGTGGAGCTGATCTCCAACAGGCTTGATCTGTCGACAAGATTGGGAAACCCCCACCACCATAAAGGCGGTCCACGTAGGGGTTTAACCCATAATTAGTGAGTTTTATGAGCAAATCAGCGTAAGACCTTCTGATCACTCTACTAACCACATCCCTCTTATGTGAACCAAAGGGAATAGGTCTTAATATCGAACTTATGGAGGCTCCCGCCTCTATAAATTCAGGTATTTCACTACAAGAAGGAGATCTAGAAACTGACCGTAGAGGAACGATCAGCCCAAAGCGAACCTTTCGGTTCACTCTATCGAAAGAACCACATTTCTCAACAAAATTGAAGTTCTCACTATCTACTAAATCCTTCCCCTCCGACAGACATCCACCTGTCATGAAAAGCAAACGTGTATATTCTAGGTTAACTGATTCCGGCCAAAAGGCGACCAAGTCATCACCACATTGTGCATGACAACGAGTTACGCGAGTTGTACCGAAACCACCAACCTGAAGTGCCTTATACCAGGATCTCTCCACTAACCAAAGGTTGTACAAATTAAGCAAGAACCAACTGGTAGGTAATCCCATTGAGATACCCCTTACTTGGGTAATGGTAACTCCATCAGGATAATGGATAAGCCCCTCTCCGACACTCAGATACATTAACTTTTCAAGGGTGGTGTTTTTTAGACGAAGGCCTTTCACGAGGCCATCAATTAATGAATTACAG